CCTGAACACCGACACAAAATAAGTCTTAGGTGAACCAACCCGAAATCCAATTGTAAACAAAAGGGTATCCAGATCCAAGTAGCCATACTTATAATATCATATCGGTCCATAAAATCACTCATTCTTCACACCTTATGGTAATGTAAAGAAGGCAGGTTTGTACACATGCGAACTCCGTAGATATTCGAAACCGGGTAAACCCGACATCGATAACGCGGCCCTCGTAAGTGACTCCCAAGCTCGTTCGTTCGAACGCAAAGCGGAATGTTTTCGTTCCACTTGCTTCGCAACTAAAGATGGGCAGTAGTAAAAAGTAGTCAGATCCAAAAAGGAAAAGACATTACTTTGACTATCTGCACAGGCGGCAAGAGTTGAATTTGCCGAACCTAAAACATGCAACGAAGGGATATCAAATCCTTTCTTCGTATACCATACTTGACGTGCTTGAACCGGCTGAGATGTCGGTAGCTTTCTAACAGAACATCCATGAGAATACTTATTAATAAGGATACGACAGCACTTCAGATCAAGATCTGAAGGTCCATAACGGACACCATCGACAGTTAAATAACTTAACTTAATTTCCTCAACGTCTTCCTCACTAGACATAACTGTGAATGGCTTTAAACCAACACCCCCCATCGATTCAGGTACAAACCAAGGTACCTTAACGGATTTTAACATGTCATAATTTTCACGAATAAACATCTTATGGACTGTTAACCGGATAGAATCCGGACAACCGTTCATTAACTCATGGTGACGAGATCCAATAGTCCCGAAAGCAGAATCACTTTCAGTAACTAATGTAGAATCCATCTTTCCTTCTGAGCGAGTCATACCCTTAACCAAACCCATATTAACATATGGATGGTGAGTACATTTGGACTCAATCATAGAATAACTGGTTGAATTAATATTCAAGTAGCTATCATGATAATAAACTTTGCCTACACTGGGAGTTAAACCTCCAAGGGCAGATAAATCAGACCAGGTTTCTTTCGTTTTTGCATTACAACGCAACAATCCATCATCTCCATTAACTAATAAAGGACACTCAGCCAGGGAAATTCCCCAGGGTAAACCTTCACCAATTTCATAGGACCGACGACAAATAGCAGCATTAACAATACAAAGTATTGGAAAACTGACAATGGAACCCATCAGCTGACCCCAAAGTTGTGGAGATCCTTCAACGGTATGACCGCATAAGGCATCTCGAAACATTTGTGCAAGGTCGCTGGGTATACCACAAATTCGCACTATCTCATTGACTGCAGCTAAACTCAATCTCGGATTGAGAAGATCAGTTGCAGACGCATAATCCACCGATAAAAACTTGCCAGACACACCGGTAAAAACCGACTGAATAAATTCAGCTGTGGCTGGCTCGCCAATAAGACGGAAAACACGTTGCTTCCTCATATGAGAGTGCATAAATTTCTGTATGGGCTTTAGACAAAAGTATTTCAGGGGAGGTCCCTTTGAAATAACACGAACCTTTAGTGCCTCAGCAAGAGCTACTAAAGTCGTTTCTGACAATTCGTCTACAGCATGATGCCGCACAATCTCATAAAGAGTTTTATATTTCTCTTTGAGATCTGCCACGAAAGTTTCCTTAACGCGGTAGTGCGGCATAGTTTCATCTTCAATCCAATCATCATCGCCACTTCCTGTAACATACTCTAAAACACCACCATAAAAATCAGCAGACTTTTCAATCTTTTGAGTCTCATAATGATGTGTGTCATAAATGACACCCATCTTAATCAAATCGCCTAAAGTCCCGAGTTTACTCCGGGAACTTGTATAATTAGCACGAATTGAAGGGACGTATGGTTTATATAGATCCTCGTCAGTAAACTTCTTATTTCTAAAAATTTCCTGAACAGTTCTAATAACCTCACCTTCGAGATCCTCAATCTCGGCCAACTTATCTGTAACAGTCCAGTCGTCATGAACGACCAGATGTACGCGAGATTTGGGTATAGGGTGAAGAGTAGTGAGTATTTGCTTAGTAGATTTTAGCGCTTTATCTAACGCGTCCTGACCAGGTCGAGGTAACCCCTTCTTTAAGAAGAGTATGCCGAGAGCGAACGTCATTGAATCACCACCTTTAAGGCGTGATGAAATGAAACGTCCGGCTCGACCACCAACGAGATGCAGTGGGTTATCCAACACACCAAAGGGTGCTGGAGGTAACTCATCATGAAGAAACGCAGAGAAAAATGCACTCAACTTATATTTAAGGAATTTGATCCAACCACATTCCGCTGAGCATAATTGCCAGTGGTTCATAGTGGAGTCCCGGTTAAAACCGGTCTTATCAAATCCAAACAAAGCAAGGTACTCAAGAAGTACCGATAGGGATTCATCAAGCTTTGACTTTTCCTCACTTAACTGTGAGGGAAGGGAGCCCCCTATCAATGGCCCGTTAGATGTCGATACTGAAGTCTGGTATTCACGACCCACAGCATATTCGTTCGTTTTACCCTCCTGAGCGGAGGTCTGATTCGGAACGTTGGCTGTACGAGTGAAGGAACCAATCACAGTACGAACATCTACGGAGTCCTTAGCATACAATGTGTGCGCAGTCGATTGAACTTTCGATTGCGTCATA